GATAAAGACCCAAATTCAGGCTGGGTACATTGTAGCTTTAATGAACAAAATAATAGAAAACAAGTATTAACATTTGATGGTAAAACCTACACCAATGGACTACCTGAGGCTAAATGGTCAGGTGGTCAATTTGCAAACTAAGGAGAAACAATGCTAACTAAAAAACAAAAGAAACTACCAATGGCTTTACAAAAAGCTATTATGAAGAAACAAAAGAAAACCAAAAAAGCTAAAAGGAGAAAATAATATGCCTTATCATTATGGACATGGAAAAGACAAGAAAAGAAAAAACAAGCCTAAAAAAAGTAAAATGGGCAAAAAGAAAAAAAGATAATGGTTAAAGTAGCATCTATAACAAACATTATCAAAGGTTTAAAACCCAGACAACAAAAGACTATGAAAGCACACGCAAGACATCATAGTTTAAAACACATGAGATCAATGGCAAGAGCCATGAAAAAAGGTGCTACTTTTCAAACTGCTCATACTAGGGCTATGAGGAGTGTAGGTAAATGAGTGGATTTACAACAACAACAACTTTAAGGGAAATGATTAATAAATTTCCAATGAAGAAAAGGAGAAGAAGTGGCAAAAAAAAGAAAAAGAAGAAAAGTACCAAAAGATAAAGCAACTGATTTACCTAAAAAATATCTATCAGGATTAAAAGGTGCAAAGAGATCATCAAGAGCAAGTTTGATTAAATCTATGTCAGAAGCATACAAAAGAGGAGAAAGAATACCAAGATCAATTTTTAGGGCGAGGGCAAGAAGTGGCTATTAGAAGAAAACCTTTATCTGCAAGAGTAATATCTATTTTAAGAGCAAAAGCTAAAAATAGAAAAAATATTACATTAGGACAATTAAAAAAAGTATATCGTAGAGGACAAGGTGCTTATTTATCTTCAGGTTCAAGACCTCGTACATCTATGGCTTCTTGGTCAATGGGTAGAGTAAATAGTTTTTTGCGAGGAAGCAGAAAACATGATACAGACTTACGAAGAAAGAAAAAAAAATGAGTAAGAAACCTAGAACTACTGGAGAACACATTGTAGCCTTATATGGTCATATCAAAGGCTTAACTAGAGAAATACAAATCATAAAAACAAATCATCTTAAACATATGCACAATGATATAGATAAGATTGATTCTAAATTTGATAAACTTACTTCATGGATAGTTTATGGAACTGGTGCAGTAGCAATCGTGTTCTTAACCCAAATACTTTACATCTTCTCAAAATAGTTATACAAGTTAAACTTGTATGAGTCATAAAAAAATACTTGTCATATCTGATATGCACATTCCTTATCATCACAAAGACTCATTTAATTTTTTAAAAGAAATCAAAAAAGAATTTAAACCTGATACAATAATTAACATCGGAGATAGTTTAGACTTTCACGCAATATCTATGCACGATTCTAACCCTGATTTATTCTCTGCTGGACATGAATTAAAAGAAGCTAGAAAATTTGTAAAAGAATTAGAGGGTATATTTCCTATGGTCACAGAAGTTGATTCTAATCATTCTAGTTTAGTTTATAGACGAGCATTAAAGCATGGAATGAGTAAAGAATTTTTAAAAGACTATGGAGAGTTTTTAGGAACTAAAAAATGGAAATGGATAGATGATTTAACTCTTACAATGTCTAATGGTCAAAGATGTTTTTTTACACATGGAAGAAGTGCAGATATTTTAAAGGTATCTCAAACTATGGGAATGAGTGCAGTACAAGGTCATTATCATACAAAGTTTGTAATATCTTGGTGGGCAAATCCTGATAATCTATTTTTTGGTATGAATGTAGGTTGTTTAATTAATCAAAAATCTATGGCTTTTGCTTATGCCAAGAATTTTAAAACAAGGTTTATTCTAGGTTGTGGAATTATCTTAAATGGTATTCCTAGACTACTTCCTATGGTTTTAAACAATAAAGGGGATTGGATAGGTAAAATTGTCTAGTTTAAAGCCACACAGAGCCACGCAGAGAGCCATTGATAAGCAAATAGGTGGTACACACTACAAAGGCAAAATCCAACCAATAGAATTGATTGTTTCGCATAATTTAGACTTTATAGATGGTAATATTGTGAAATATGCAGTGAGAAATAAAAAAGGCGAGAATCAAAAAGAAAAATATGATAAAATTATTCATTATTGCGAATTAGCAAAGGAGTTAAAATGTGGTTGAATTTATTATCGTTGGGTGTAAAAACTGGTGCAAAAATATATCAAAATAAACAACGAACAAAACAATTAATGTCAGATGCTCAAATGCACCACGCAGAGCAAATGGCGAAAGGCGAAATTGAATATAAAGCGAAAGTTATTGAGAGTAATGATAATGGTTGGAAAGACGAATTTGTCCTTGTTC